ACCAAATCAGAGCCCAGCTTCTCAAGCTCGCCCTCGTCCATGTATTCGGCCAAGTTAGCATCAAACGCTGGCTCGTCGTCATCCGGCATCAGGTCAATGGCCATGCCATCAATGCCGATCATCACATTATCCGGGCTGTCAATGACGATCTCAACAGCAGGTGTGTCGTCCTGCGCGATGCCCGAAAAATCCAGTCCAGTCGGGGCTGGCGTAAGGGACGAAACCATGCTGCTCGTTGCCATATAAATCCTCAATAGAATGCGGCTTTGCGCCGAAAGGACAAGGGTTCGTCCTGCTCGTCGGATTCTAGTCTCAAGAACCCGCCTTGTCGAAATCTCGTGACGGCCATCACAGCCGTGTCAGCCAAGTCATCGTGTGCCGCGTTTGGAAAAGCGGCCATCTGGTCGATCACTTCTCTGGCCCAGCGAGTATCCGGTGCCCACACCTTGCCAGCCTTAAAAATAGGCGAGACCGTGTTCATCCGGGCGATCTTGTCGTTGGACTGCTGGCGCGTACCTCGGCTGGGCGTGTAGCCGATCACAAAAATACCAGTCATCTGGTTCAGTTCTTGGATCAACGAGGCACCAGCGGCCTTGGCTTCCACGATGCACTCGTCAGGCTCCCACTCAAGATAGTTCTCCTGCGCCTTTTGCTTGAGCTCAGGGAACTCCATTCGCTTTTGGAAAGCGTCGAGCAAAATGATGTTCGCATCGTTGGGGTCTTCGTTCATAAAGAAGACGCCCCAAGTGGTGCACGCCGAGAAGTCGGACCTCTCGTTCTTGGTAAAAGCCGTGTCCCAAGCCTGAATGATGAACTCGCAGCGCGGCGGATCATCTCTCTCCCAGACCTGCCACCAGTCGCGCTTGACGATGGCCCCTTCTTCGCCGGTCGGCCTTTGCTGGTACTGGGCGTTCCACTTGGACGGTGCCAATTCCTCTTTCAGGGCTTCCAGCAGCTCAAGCGACCAGAACTCTGGCCACAGGGGATTACCAGAAGGCAAGATAGCCGGGAACTCGATCACGCGCCACTCGTCTTCCTTGCCTCTTTCGGCGGATTCCTTGAGCACGCGGCCAATGAGATCGTTCTCACTCCAGCGGGTAGCGATGATGATGATCGCGCCATTGGGCTGAAGACGCTGACGCGGGCCAGAGGTGTACCACTCGTAGGCCTTGTCATATATAGAGGGGTCGTGCGCGGCCAGTGTCGCTTCGCCTTCCGTGTGGGGATCGTCAATGATGACCAGATCAGCGCCCCGGCCAGTCATCGTTCCCCCGACACCAATAGCGAAGTACTCGCCCACCTCGTTGACAGCCCACCGGCCCGCCGACTTGGAGTCCTGCCGGATGTTCGTGCTCGGGAAAACCTCGTGGTACTGCTCGCTCATCACGAGGTTCCTGACCTTCCGGCCAAATCCCACGGCCAGCTCGCCAGTGTTTGACGCCTGCATGACCTTCTTGTCGGGGAACTTTCCAAGGAACCAAGCCGGGAGCATGTACGAGCCAAACTCCGACTTCGTGTGCCGTGGCGGCATGGAAATTGCTAGGCGTTTCAACTTTCCCGAGGCAATATCCTCAAACGCTTTGGCCACAACAGCATGGTGACGGCCATGGATGAACCCCGGCCACATCTTCTTGACGAAAGCCATGAAGGACGCCTGACACTTCTCCCGCTCCACCGCAGCCTTGTACTCAGCCACCTGCTCCAAGAGCTTCTCCTGCTCATGGATGGGCAACTGAGCGACCAACGCCTCCAAATCCTGCGGAGCAGTTTTTTTATTTTCAGGCTGGCTCATACGTCATTTCAAAGATGTCCGGCTTGCACGGGTAGTGCTCTCCCTTCACGCCAGTAATGATCCAGTCGCCGGGGGTGACAAGCATTTGCCCTTCAAGAGTTTCAATGTAGGCTTGCGGTGTTACACCATCGTCCGGGTCCACCGTGTGCATCTTAAACACCGCCAAGTGATCGCCATGCTTGAACCACTGGGTCGCCTCAATGACCACGGGCTTCTTTCTGAATTTCATTCCAACTCCTTCAGGTTCTTGTAGTTCACCCAAGCCGGGCGAATCGTCCGACCCACTCCATCCATCTTCTTCACCACACCAAGCTTCACCAGCCGGTCCACAATGTTCTTCGTCGAGCCAATCCCCATCTTGCCCCTCACGTACGCAATATCCCTCAACGTGGGCGAGAACCCATACTTCTGCCACCAAGCATCAATCACCAAGAAAACTTCCTTCTGCGCCGGGCTCATACCCATCTCCATACACTCTTGCCTCGTAGGATCGCTACGCCGAATCTTCATGTCCCTGTGGATAACTTTTTTAAAGCAATCTCCACGCTTTGATTGCTTCGTTGTTTTAGTAGTAGTTGCCATTTTAAGTTACGCCACAAGTACCAACTTATTTTTCTGTTCCGACTGCCTATTTTTTAAGCAAAATACCCCCGGGGGGTCAGCTTTCCAACGATGACGGGGGGGTCTCCTCGGGAGAGGGGGGTGGGGCCTCTCCGTTGGGAGTTTCTGAATTGAGGGGGTCTATGGATCGTTCGTGTGGAATAGTATGCTTCTTGGCACGGGACTCCGCCTCATCAGTTTGGGGGGTCGGGGGCGGGTGGGTCGCGTCGCCAGCCAGTTCTCGCATCAGGTCGTCGGCCTGAGCGTCGATGATCGTTGCATCAATGGCGCTCGCGTTGCTCAGTTGCTTGAGCTGCGCCATGATGGCCGCTCTTGCATCTTCGCTGCTGGTGATGGTCCTGACTTCCTTACGCTCAGTGAATGCCGCCACTTCAGTAACAGTACCCAACACTTTAGCTGCTGCGGTTATTTGCCCCGGTTTGCTGTCGGGATCAATGATTACTTTGACAAGGCTTTGTATAACCAACTCGCGCAATGCTGCAGGGTTTCGATGTTTCGCCCCCTCTATAGCGAGTTGGTAGGCCTCTATTTCTTGGGCAATGCTGGGTTTAGCCTTGAGCTTGCTTGCTTCGCTACCCTGTAACTTAGGGTTTCCCCTTGTGTTATATGCCTTCCTGTAGGCTGCAGCACCTGTAGACCCTTTAGCCACTTCCATAGCAAATAGCTTTTGTTTAGCGGTTAACTCACGTGCTGCACTCTTACCCAAGATATGGGAGACGGGGACAGAATCGAGGGATTCGGTTATCTGAGCCCTTGTAAGTTTGCTGGGTTGTTTATGTTCTTTCATGGGGCAAATGGTAGAGGAACAGCGCAAGAGCTGCAAAGCTTCGCTTTAAACACGCCCCGCGAACACCTGAGCACCACCACCAGCACCCAGCAGCAGGCCAGCGCCCGGACCACCTGAAAGCCACCAGCAAGGCAGGCACCAGACACCGACACCACCACCGGCAGCAGGTCAACCCGCTACAGGCTTTCCCCCCTACAGCAGCAGCAAAGCCGCAGGGCTTCGCCCATAGCCCGCGCCTATCGAAACCCCAAACCGATTAAAAAATACTCGACGCAAAAACAGCAAAAAAATGCCCGCAGGACTTCGCAAGCCTCAAAAACCATGGCACATTATTAACAGGCAGAAAGCCTAAACACCTAACACACAGGAGCACACACCATGCGGACAATATCAAACACATACAAGGTCAGCACAATGATTGAGATAACAGGCTGCACAGAACAAACAGCCATTGCCTATTTGATGGCCGAGGAGTGGGACATAACGGACGCACTCACATCGTATAAGGCCGACCAGATCAAATAACCCACAGGAGCCCACGACATGACCAAGCAAGAGCAGAAACAAATCGACCGCGCAACAGCCCAAGGCCGGGGCGCATTGCTTCGCACACTGGCAATCATCCACCGAGCAGGCAGCACACGCACACAAAAACAAATCACAACCATGATTGATGAAGCAGGCGCACAGGATGAATTCACCATGGTTAACGGCGCATTACTGCACAAGGCAGAAGGCACCGCAGCACTGTTAAACAACTAAACCACCAACAGGAGCCCACAGCATGAAAAACGCATACACCGCCAACGGTTACACCGACCGCGCCGACTATCTCGAAACTTTGTGCGAAGAGTACCCCCGCGAGATTGTCCACACACTGGCCGACCTACTCGGACCCGGTGAAGACTTTGACGGTTTGGTAACCGCCCTTGAAGATTACAGCGAATAACAACCCCGCCCGCCTAACCAGCGGGCACAACTGGAGCCCACACCATGCAATCACTCCCCACAGCACTGACCACCGCCCAACTAGAAGGCATTTTGTCTGCACTGGCAACGCTACCCAGCGCCACAGTAAACCGCCACCCGGACGTTATCACCGTGACAGCCACCCGCAAAAAGACGGGCGAAACAGTCAAAGTATTAAGCGCCGTAACCCGCGACCGCCAGCACTGGCACGTTATGACAGCCCCCGGACTCATTACACCCACTTTCACCAACTAAGGAGCCACCACCATGACCACCGCCGACCGAATCCGCACCATAGCCGCCCGCCTTATCGGTTACCAGACCCAAGGCCACGGATTTAACAAGGTACACCACAGCCTAACGCGCCGTAATGCTTTGCAGTGGGCGCACTGTTACGACCGCGCCACCGTTACCCGTTTTGGCCGCTTTGTGGCCAGCACCACCACCAAAGGA